CAGCATCACCCGGCGGTTTTACATTACAAGGCGGAGAATCGGGAGATGATGCAATAATACAAGGTACCCCCACAAGCACTTTTAATTCAGATAATGTTTGGCAAGCAACGGGTGTTGCTTTAAGTGAAGGCGGAAAAACATATACAATTACAATAACATATACTGTGTAGATAATTTGGATATTCGCATTAAGTTATCTATAATATAAAGAAAGGTTATAAATATGGCAACTAGAAAACTGGATAAAGAACATTTAGAACAAATTCAAACTCTGCAACAGGGTTATGCAGACAACGCAAACATACTTGGGAACATTGCAATAGAGCGACACGCTTTAAAAATGAGACTTGATCAAGTTGAAGCAGAAGAGCATGATAAATTGCAACAAATTGAAACGTTAAAACAACAAGAATCTGAACTAATAGTTAAACTGCGAGAACGATACGGAGAAGGCGAAATCAACATTCAAGACGGAACTTTCACAGAAGTTGATGTTTGATACAAGTAGTACATATTTATAAGAAAATAATTATAGGAGTATCATAATGGCAGAAAGAATTGTCTCGCCCGGAGTATTTACGAATGAAGTAGATCAATCGTTTTTAGCTGGCGGTGTTGCACAGATAGGTGCAGCGGTAATAGGACCAACAGTAAAAGGCCCAGCACTAGTACCAACCCAAATCACATCATATGGTGAATTTGAACAAATATTTGGATCGTATACTGACGATTCTTATGTTCCATTTGTAGTCAATGACTATCTACGAAATGGCAATGTAATAACAGTAACTCGTCTTTTGTATGAAGATGGATATAATCTACAAAATGGAGCATTAGCAGTAATTGCAACATCGGGTTCGGGAGCTGGAGAAGTTACTACAGTAACACACGTGCTTCATCCAACCCAAGCAGTATTGGGCGCAGGAAATGTTGTCGATGCCGCTTACTTCGAAGATTCAGTTATTGGCAATGATGAATCAGGTTCGTTTGAAATTAAAATATCTGGATCATTTACAACAGATACATCAATTCCAGGATTTAGTGGAGCATTTTTAGTTGCAGAAGGAACGTCAATATCTTCATCCATAAAATCATCAGACAATGGCTATATAACTAAAATATTTGGTAGATCTCCTAAATCGGTAGATTATCCGGTATATGTTCAATATGAAAATAAAGCAGCTTCAACGTTGTTTAATAATATGGCCGATGTAACAGTTACATTAGGATCAGCATCAAATTATCAATTTACACAAGATTATCAAACTGCAGCAACACCTTGGATTACATCACAAACAATTAGTGGTACTGCTAAAAACTTGATTAAATTTCATACATTATCACATGGTACGTCTGTAAATGAAGAAGTTAAAATTGGTATTAGAGATGTAAGACCTGCCTCTGAAGTTTCCGATCCAAATGGATTTGGGACATTTGCTGTCGAAGTAAGAAGAGTTAATACTAATAATATATCAAATTCACCATATTCATCGGAAGACACAGATCGTTCTCCAGATATCGTAGAATCATTTACCAATCTTAATTTAGATCCTAACTCTCCAAGATATATATCACGCGTAATAGGAGACCGATATAGTACTGTAACTGACTCAGGTGACGTTGTAGTAAATGGAGATTATCCTAACTTGTCTAAATTTATACGAGTTGAAGTAGATTTAGGAGTATCGGCAGCTACAAATGATGAAATATTAATTCCATTTGGATTCCGAGCTTTAAATTCATCGGTACCAATGTTTAATGCATCACAAAATTTAACTGCAGTATCATATAAAACATCACAAGTACAAACAACATATAATAGTAGAAATTATTTAGGATTTGATTATACTAACTTAAATAACTTGAATTATTTATCTCCATTACCTACTAGCGGATCTAATACAGGGAGTAACTCAGACTTTTATTTAGGCGATGTAAACCAAGATGCAGATGCAGCATTTCCTTCAATAACAAGTGCATATAGTGGATCACTACAAAGTGCATTGACAGCTGGAACATTTACTACTAATGTATCTATTAATACTAGAAAATTTATGGTACCAATGCAAGGTGGCTTCGATGGAGCTCGTCCTAATTTACCAAAATTGTCTGGAACTAATTTAAAAAGTACCAATGCATTTGGATTTGATTGTAGCGGAACAAGCACAGCAGGTACCAAAGCATATAATAAAGCATTTACATTATTAGGTAATACTGATTATTATGATATGAACATGTTGATTACACCAGGTATCATTGATAGTTTACATCCTTTAGTAACTAGTGCAGCTAGAAATTTAGTAGAAGACAGACAAGATACATTTTATGTAATGGATAGTAATGCGTTAACTGACAATATAGATACAGTAGTTCAACAAGTAACTACTATTGATAGCAATTATACATCAACATATTGGCCATGGGTTAGAGTTGTTAATCCTACTAAAAATGTTCCAATTTGGGTACCACCATCAGTTACTATACCAGGCGTATTAGCATTTAACGATGCAGTTACGGCACCATGGTATGCACCAGCTGGATTAAATAGAGGCGGACTAACAAGTGTAGTAGGAGTATATAAAAATCTAAGTCAATCAAATCGAGATACATTATACGAATCACGAGTAAACCCTATAGCAAACTTCCCTAATGAGGGTATTGTTGTTTGGGGGCAAAAGACATTACAATCTCGTCCAAGTGCATTAGATAGAGTAAACGTACGACGATTACTTATCACAGTTAAAAAGTTTATCGCATCGTCTACTAGGTACCTAGTATTTGAACAAAACAATTCAGCAACTAGAACCAGATTCTTAAACATTGTTAATCCATATCTGCAACAAGTAAGTGCAGAACAAGGGTTATCAGCATTTAGGGTTATAATGGATGAGACAAATAATACTCCAGATGTAATAGACCGAAATATTATGTATGGACAGATATTTTTGCAACCAACAAGAACAGCAGAGTTTATTATATTAGACTTTAATATTCAACCAACTGGAGCAAGTTTCCCAGAATAGAATTAACTTATTATGAAAAGGTAGGGTTTAGGCTCTACCTTTTTTACTGTTAGCAATATTTATATTAAAATAACAAGGAAACGATATGGCATTGATAGATAGTGTAAACACCGCTAACCCCGGTACATCATTCGAGGACTATGGATTAGATAGTAATTATTGGAAACAGGCGTATAGCTGGGAACCAAAAAAGGCTCATCAATTTATTATGGAAATTGACGGAATACCAGCATTTTTAATAAAAACATCAGCTAAACCACAAATACAAAATGGAGAAGTTCCATTAGACCACATGAATGTAAAACGATATGTAAAAGGTAAGTCTGAATGGCAAGCAATAAGTGTTACATTATATGATCCTATTATACCATCAGCAACCCAAGCGGTAATGGATTGGGTTAGATTACATCATGAATCTGTTACAGGTAGAAATGGATATTCGTCAATGTATAAAAAGAATTTAACATTAAATCAACTTTCTCCATTAGGTGAAAAAGTTGAGCAGTGGGATTTAATTGGCGCATTTATTACAGATTCAAATTTTGGAAGTTTAGATTGGGGATCGGAAGACGTAATGATGGTTGAAATGAATCTTCGTTATGATTATGCAATATTCCAATTCTAATAGAATAAAAACAATATAATTAAAGTAGGAGTAATTTCCTACTTTTTTTATGTACATATATTTATAATAAAGTTATAATAAGGATAATATATGAGTAAAGTTACTGATCGTTTAGACAATAAACAAATCATCGAATTAGCAAAACAGCAATATGAGCAAAACAAAAAAACTAGCAAGTTTCCCGCAAACATAATAAATTTACCTAGTCAAGGCAATGTGTATGAAAAATCATCACCATTACGCAACGGCCAGATAGAAATGCGACACATGACTGCGTATGATGAAGATATACTTTCTAATTCTAGTTATATAAACGAAGGAGTTGTTTTTGATAAATTATTAGAAGCATTAATTATAACACCAGGAATCCACCCAAATGATTTTGTAGCGGGTGATAAAGAATGGGCAATAATATCTGCTAGAATTTTAGGATATGGTACTGAATATCCTGTACAGGTAACCGATACAAAAGACAATACGTTAATATCTGCTATACAAGATCTATCTAAATTAAAATCAAAACCATTTACTATAATTGACGATGGCAATGGATTATTTGATTATAAGATTACAACTACCGGAGATATAATTAAATTCAAATATTTATCTGTACGGGATATCGACACTCTAGACAATGACAAACTAAATTCTTCTTTTTTAAAGCATGTTATTTATCAAGTTAACGACATCACTTCACCTATAGAAATTGAAGAATACTTACAATATACTCTTCGTGCATCTGAAAGTAGAAAATTAAGAAAATATATTATGGATACAGCACCAGGTATAGATTATAATACAACTGCAGTGAGTGAAGATGGGAGCACTCACAATGCCGTGTTTCAATTTGACGCAGACCTTTTTTGGTTTTAAACCAGAACATCAAGTACAATTTCACAACCAACTTTTTGATTTATTATGGGCAGGAGAAGGCCGATGGTCATTTCAAGACATATACACAATGCCATTACGTATACGAAAATTATGGGTATCTAACATCAACCAAATGCGTACGCAAGAAACGGTTCTCATGGAGCAACAAGTAAATAAATCTAAATCAAAAATTTATAGACCTCCAACTAAAAGTAGTTAATGAATATTTATAATAAAGAATCATTGATGACGTTAACCTCACACATACTTATTCAGCAACTTAAGCGCCAGCCTAGAATTGGTGGCGGTATTGGTGACTTTAATAAAGAACTTGAGCAAATGAACAAAAAGTTCAAAGAAATGAGTGATTCAAGTATGGTTGTTAAGCTTAGCAATCAAATCGATTCTTTCAAAGGAACAATACCCAGTCTCAACATCCAAATGAAGAATATCAATGATGTTTTAACATCCCAATTGAAATCCTTTGAAATGTTGAGTGCAGGTATAGGCAGAGCACAAGCATACCAAGATCAATATAATAAATCTGTATTAGTAGCAGTAAAAAATCAAAATTTTCTTGAAGAATCAAACAAAGAGTTAAACAAGTCTTTTGGAATGAGTAGTAAAGGCGCTACAAAGTTTGCATATAATTTGCGAAAATTAACAATTGATGTAGAAGGTCAGACAAATAGTTTCAAACTAGGAAGTAAAAAATTATTTGAATATGCAAAAAATCTTAAAGAAATTACCGGTGGATTTATAGCTTCTAGTAAAGCATTAGGAAAAGACTTTGGTAAAGAATTAAAAA